CCATTTCCACCAGTCCCCGTTGCTCCTCCACCTGCTCCTCCACCTGCTCCATAATTTCCTGCAGTTCCTCCAGTACCTCCAGTACCTCCCCCGTTACCACCTCCACCTCCACCACCAGAACCAGCATTAGATGGGGTTGTTGTTATATCGGTTCCATTTCCTCCTGTACCACTACCAGCTGTACCTCCAGTTCCTCCAGCTGTATTTCCTCCAGTTCCTCCAGCACCACCTGTACTACCACTTCCATTACCTCCGCTAGCACCATTACCACCTGGTCCACCTGCACCACCTCCACCTCCACCACCAGTAGCTGCACCACTAACACCTGTTCCACCTGCTCCACCTGAATATTTAGTATCTCCTATTCCTGAAGCTGCAACTCCACCAGCTCCACCTGAACTAGCAGTTCCACCAGCACCACCCTTGGCTCCACAAGAAGATGCTGCTATTGTTGCACCATTAAAATATGTATCTCCACCAGCTCCACCATCAGTGGCTTGATTTGATCCAGAACTTCCAACTCCAGCTGTACCTCCAGTTCCTATAGCATATGTAATAGATGCTGCAGCAGATAAGGAAAGATTTTCTACTTTTGAATATGCACCTGCACCACCTCCACCAGCTCTATCTCCAATATTTCCACCACGACCACCACGACCTCCACCTCCAGCGCCAATAACTTCAATTGAATTGCTTTCTGAATTCCAGTCTGAGGGAACAGTCCAACTTGTTCCTGATGTTAAAATAATAACAGTATTTGCCATATTAACAATTCTGTCCAACTATGAATCCGTCATAGGTATCACTCCCAGTTCTTATAAATCCAAAAGTATCTCTTTTATTTGCAGTTGCAGTTAAAGTGGGTGCAGAACCTCCTGCCCATCTAATCGTTGAAAACCATCCTGCAATAGTAGAAGCTACCGCTCCTTGTAAAATTGAAACTATAAATGGTTGAGAATTAGTTGCTCCAGTAATTGTAAAAGTAATTGCAGTTCCATCTGCGTGTCCAGTTACAAAGTGCATATTGTTAGCTGAAACATCTAAAGCTACTGTTTGAGAACCTGTAGCTGGAGTATAAGTTGCAGCTGTAGGATTTGTTCCATTAATAACTGGTTTTGTCATCGTAATCCCAGTAAGTGGAGATGCCAACTTAGAACCAACTATTCCTGCACCAGCAGCAATATCGTCGTTGTCTATATTTAAAGCATTTAAAAGATTGTCAAATTCACCATTAAGAGCTGTTGCTGTTAAAGTCTGATTATCTATCCATGTTGTTGTACGTGTTACATTTGCCATCTTATATGCACCCCCTTTCAGTTATTTTTTTCATATATTCATAAATCTAGGTATATACTTCCATTCACTTCTTCTAATTATAACATGACATTTTTTACATAGAGTTTTTCCATTATCTACTCTAAACCGATATTCAGGAAATTCTCCAAAAGGAAGAATATGATGAGCCTGAAGACTTCCTCCACTTTTATCGCCACACATCTGACAAGTATAATTATCTTTTGTAAAAACTTTTTCCCTCCACGTTATATATTTTCTACTCATTCTAATTTTCAAATGAATCGGAGTAATTCCCCCTTTCCATGCAGGATTATTTTTACCAACAAACATCCCAATGATTTTTTTAGTTCTTTTAAGAATTGTTTCTTTTGATTGTTTTCTTCCTGTAGCGAAAAGTTTTCTTCTTTCTATTTCCTTTGGAGAAATATTATATTTGAATTTTTTTCCCACTCTCCATGAATTGGCACAAAACAAAGAACAAAATCTACCCTTAACCGAAGGAGAAACAAAAAACTCCTTATCACATTGTTCACAAATTCTTTTACTTGATGGTCCAGTTTTTCTACCAATAAATTTGCACTTATCAGAACAATAAGTTGAAAGAATATGACCATGGTATCCTTTATTAATTTCTTTTCTACAAACTTTACAATATCTCATAATGTTTACTGGCGGAGTCCTTTTACGTTTCCCATTAATGTATACTCATAAATTGTTACTGGATTAGCAGAGGACTCATAATACTTTATCTGGAATATTCTACCAACCTGTTGAGCAAAATTTATTCTATTATATCCTAAAGTCATACCTCCTAGAACCGACACTCCAAGAGTAAACGTCCCAGTTGGGCCCAAACCTGGAGAATTACCATTAAGATTAATTGGTAATCCATCTCTTCCAAACTGTTCCGTATAATCTGTTGCAGAATCGAATTTAGAATATACGTGTAGAGTTGAATCTACTCCTTGGTCATTTTTTATAAATAAATATTTCCAATGTGTCTTTCTAGAAGGATGCCCCATATATCCTCTTGTTATGATTTCCATTGTTATCAAGTTTTCATTATCTGTATAAACTGAGTCATCAAATTTAAATACTAGTCCAGTCGAAGCAGCATCTGTAAAAAATACAGTAGAATTTCCACCAGAAATTGTAGAATTAGCGAAGAACGAAGCATTTTTACCTGTCATTGTTATAAATGGATATATTCCATTCTTTGAACTAATTTTCCATGTATCAAGAGCAATTATCTTATTGTTCGTAGTTGAAGATGCGGTTGGAATAGCCCAATAAATATAACGTCCATCATATGCTGAAACAATTTTATCTAGTGCTGATAAAGTTATGTTGTCCATTGTTCCAGCAATTGCGTCTGAAATAACTCCACCAGAAAGAGTAACGGCATTAATTGTCTTTTTAAGCGATCTAATAACTGGTACACTACCAAGCATTGAGAAATAATAAACATCATTTCCAACTGAAACTATAGAATTTTGATTTACAGCTCCATAACCAAAAATACGAGCATTAAGATTACTTGAAGTAAGAGATGTACTTGTAAAAGAATCTGCAGCCCAACCAGCAACTGACCAAATGGTATTTCTTTTAAATACTAGAAGTTCGTCCTGAATCATAGAAAGTCCAGTTATCTCATCTGAGTCTCCAGCATTTACGTCAACAAAATTGCTTACAGTGCTTGTATCTACCGAGTCAATATCAAGAGTGAAACCACTTCCACTTCCTCCTGTTGTTGAGACTCCAGAAGAAACAGCATATCCAGATCCAGGTTGTAACACACTTATTCCAGCAACTGGTCCATAGGTATTATTACTTGATATTGTAATAACCACAGTTCCATTAAAATCAGTTGTTGGGATCATTGTAAAAACATCATTACTTACAGTTAGAGATGTCCAAGAACCAGTCGCTGATACTGAAGGGGAAGTTACCCCACCAAATCCTATGGTAAATGTTCCAGCACTTCTTCCAGTTACCGTGTAATTTATTACATAACTGCTTCCAGCTAAAGGAATGAGGGTATCGTTGGTAACCGCAGTTGTTCCAGAAGTATGAGCGAAACCCGCCGCATAACTTCCGCTCCATCCAGCTGTTGTTGTCCAAGTGTCAGATCCAGAAGATATTAAATAATTTGTTATAGAAGTAACATAGACCTTTCCTCCAGATCCAGAAGTACCAGATCCAATATTTAGAGTATCTCCTACCGCATAATTGAGACCAGCAGATCCAATACTTACCGTCGACAATCCTCCAGCAAAATTTGTTGGTTGACCAAGGTTTGACCAATAAAGTCTATTGGGATAACTTGTAACATTTGCAACCCACAAATATCCATGGAACCATGCTCCATAATTTCCAAGTGGAACGCTAGATCTGTTTCTTGTGTAAGTTGTTCCATCCCAGTCACACTCTTCAACTCCATTGAACCCAAATAAATAGTCACTGGCAACTACAAAACTCATTGGTTTATTGTTAGTTAAATTTGCTGTTCCTATTGCACTAAAATTTCCAGATCCATTCCAAGAATATAATTGAGCATTACTAGCTCCGTTTATATTTGTTACAAGATATTTAGTAGCTGAAGAATATTTTTCAAATGAACAAAAACCATTAAAAGATTGAGTTGCTATTGCTGAAGCTATAGAACTTGAACCAGGAACTTTTGTTATTTTGTTATCTGTAACAAAACAATTATTGGCCTTTACAAAATAACCCTTAGGAAGAAGATGAATTGCATCTTTATCGTTATAACCTAAAAATTGAATCTCAGTGGTTTCTGGAATATTGAAGGTTTGAGTCATGTGTCATGTATGTTTCTAAATTTCAAAATTAGTATCTTCATTTAATGAGTCTTCTATCATTCTAACACCATCCGAGGATCGTTCAACCAAGAAGGTTTGCATTTCCTTTATTCCAGCTTGATATTCAGCTAGATAACGAGCGGCTGTAGCTTCTTCCTGTTGTCCTTTACGAAGCATTTCAGCTGCAGCTCTAAGACAAATAAGATAAAAGAATCTGTCAGCCCAAGGAATATTAACATTATCTGAATCATCTGAAAGGTCAGCTGGGAGAGCATTTCCCCAAACTGATATAGATTCTTCAGTTGTATCAGAGTTAACTGGAATTGGTACAAATCCTATTTTTTGATTTCCAATATCACCATGTAAATAGTAACCAGCATTAAATGTAGACCCTAAAGTTCCAGAATATGTCAAATTAAGATGTAACTCATTTGATTTTATAGAAGTGGCTCTTACTGCAGTTGAATTTGCATCTGTAGGATTATAATTTATTTCGACTCTGGTAACTTTAATTAAAGAAGGATCAATCACATATTCTTGTTGATTAGCTACAACTGCATAAGTAAATGGTGTTACGGTTTCATAATAGTTTTCATATATCTCCATAACTTTCCCAGCCACATCTTGATAGGCAGCATTATCTGCCATTTCTACTTCAGTGTCTAGAAAATCAGCTTGAACAGCTTCATCCAAATAAACCCTGGTCTTAGTTTTTAAATTACCAAATGTTTTTGCCATTAATTTCTAATTCCTAATATGTAAAGAGTACCTGATCCAGATACACCCTTAGCATGTACCTTCATTATACTACCATTTGGGAAATCAAAAATTACTGGTTCATCAGTTGATTTAAGTAAGAACGAATAATCGGATGTAGCTTCTTTGTCAAAATCTATATAACAGTCTGCAGTTGTTCTGAGCATAATAGATTGAACACCACTTCCTGTAGATTGAATATCTAAACCAAAAGTAGCATAACTTTCAGCTGAGTTTGTAAATGATAAATGTTGAGTTTCTTGTAGTTGAGCCATAAATAATTCACCTCTTTCCTTATGTCTCTCACCTCTTGCGAAGTAAGAGAGACAAAGAAACAAGTATTTTTAGTTTCTAGCAGAAGATTCATCTGCAAGGTCCCAAATAACTGTTACTTGTGATGCATCTGTTACGATGTTACCTCCACTTTGTACAGGGAGTCCATCTGGACCAAAATCAACTACTTGGAAATAATCTTTCCCAGCAGCTGCTGTTGGTTGAGTTATTTTTGTAACAATGTTACCAGTTGCTCCTGTTACTGGATTAGAAATATCGTAAATAGTTGCATATTCCGCATCTGCACCAAGACCAAAGATAAGCTTAAAGATTCTGACATCTTGATCAGCTGCTCCTAAAGCTGTTCCATTGGTTGCAGTATTATCTGACGCTATATAAGTTGCTTTCATAAAATTTCACCCCCTTCCATTTTTTCTATCATATAAATTGATGTTTCTCTATTTTTGGTTTCTGAATAATTTTGTGTGCTCCATTATTTTCTTCAGGTATTCCCAAAGATTCTAATTTAAGATGTCTACATTCTCCTTGTATCTGAACAATTTTGAAACCTTTTTCTCTAGCTTTACAACAAAACCATATATCTTGACCACCATATCTGTTTTTTGGTGCTGGAATCCATTGCATATCATTTAATCTAAGTTGCATATCGTCTCTAAAATATGGTTTTTCTAACGCCTCAAAAACTCTTCTTTTAACTAACGTACAACCAAGACCACACCATTTTACCTCTCCATCTATTTTACCACGAGCAATACAGCCCCAACCATTTACTCCGTAATCAATGGCCGCAATGTCACCTTCTGCATGTAATAATTTATCAAGAGCTCCAACAGGTGGAACAGTATCGTCTTCTATGAACCAAAAGTGACTACAACCGTCTGCCAACGCTCTTTCAAGTGGGACATTTTCACAGTCAGGAATACGAAGGCCAACTGCCTGATAAATTTTATAATTGTGACCATATAAATTATCAAGCAATGCCTCCATTACTTCTGCAAATATTAATCCCCTACTCGGTAAAATTACAGCAATCATTTTGAGGCCAGTTCCAGTCTCCCGACTGGCCGTGGGTATATTGTTTCATATGCCTATACCAGAGCCATCTATCATTTTACGATCTCAATTCTACTCCGCCAGTTAGACGAAGAGCTGTTACTCCGTAAATAGTGTCAACGATGACTTGCCATGCTAATGATGGAAGCCAATAAGCTGCCTGTAAACGAGGTGCCTGTTGCAAAGCTAAAGCCATAGCTTCCTTGTGGAACATCACATTGTGATATTGCGTAGGAGTTGCTGCTGTAGCTGGAACGTTTGTTGAGTAATATACGGGGATACCGTAAATGTTACCCCACATCCATCTGCTTTGAGGTCCTTTCTTAACAGGGGTTGGATTCTGGTACTCACCAAGGTAATCAGCCTTTACGAATTTGTCTATCTTCATAATAGCAGCTAATTGATTTGGATGAATAACCATTGCTCTGTTGTCACGAGGCATATTCTGCAAGTTCAATGCAAGATCGGCATTGATGATTGTTGCATCGCCAATATCTGTACCGTAAGAACCTACTGCTGTGGTTGTCCAGCTAGAATATGTTCCTGCAACGTCAGTGTCAACCTGTGCAGCGATTCCGTAACCTGCTTTTTCCGAATACTCAGATCTAAGATCGTAATTGCTTTGTACAGCAACCATATCTTCAATCTTAAACGCAGCATAATACCATTTGTTGATATTAAGAGTTGTTGAAGTTTCAGTAATAGTGGTGTTGGAAACGTCTGTGTTTACAGTTTTAGCTGTAGCTGTAAGATTACTGATATTAGGAATTTCAATGGTTTGACCCCTTGATTTTACTAAAGCATCATATCTTTTAACTAGGCCTGCAAAGACCAAAGCTGCTTCTGTAGCACGAACGGTATCTACCGACCAAATAGTTGGTAGAAACACTGCCGCTGTTGTCGTAGTTATATTTCCTGTAGCCATAAATAATTCACCCCCTTCCTTCAAATTTACTTTTAAAATAAATTTCAAATTGTAGTTGAAGAGGGTGAATTAAATTATCTTAAGGGTTCATCTTACCCAATGTTGCGTTAATCTCTGACAAGTGTTCCCCATACCATTGTTCTCTTTCTGCAGCAGGCAAACTCTTCAATTTATCCTCGATATATTCGGGGGTGAAGGATTCCTTGTGCTGTGAAGTTTTGGTAGGTTTGAGTGTCTTTGATTCATTTACGGTTTGTATCCCATCGTTGCTGGAACTACTAAATTCATCTGAAAACATCTTCATTTTGAAGGTGTCTTCAGGAAAGTAATTAGCATAAACAGGGTTATCTCTAACAAATTCTTCATACTCTACACGATCAAATGAAGGTTTGTTATCCTTTCCATCGTAAATTGACGCAAGCCTATTCATTTCCTGTTCATAACGTAGTGCTGATAAAGACTGACTGATCCTTTGATCTGTATAGTCTTTGGTTGCAATACCTACATTATCTAATTTTTGAACAGCTGTCTGAATATCAGGATTAGATTCAATTACCTGTGGAGCAGGAGGAGGAACGGTTCTCAGCATATTTTCATATCCTGCGATTTTTTCCGCCATTTCTCTCTTGCTATTAGCTAGTTGTCTAATTCTTTCCTGGGTACTTCCAGTAAGCTTGTTAAATTCAACCTCTTCTTCGGATTGAACATCATCATCTGATGCATCAATCTGACTACCATTTTGTGTTTGGGAAACAGGGGCTGGTGTCTCTTGCCCATCTAACATAGCATCTATTTCATCTGCCATATTATTCTCCTTTCTAACTGTGATTACGTCAAGCGATTCGCCAATTTAAAGATATTAGTACTACCTGTAACGTTTTCAGGTTACGAATGAGCTTAATTGCTCTTGGATACAGCATATAACGTTATTATAATAATTGTCAAGTATTGCTGTATCTAACGGAAATTAAACCTCAGCTTTTGCTGAAACTTCTTTCTTTGTGATATCATCTGGATTTTTTGTTCCTTTGTTTTCTGGAACCATATTTTCTGGTCCAGCATAACTTGAACCATGTAAATTAAAGTTAGAATCACTTTCTCCAGATATTTTTACTTTGTTGTCCATAAAATTCACCTCCTAACTATAAACTAAAATCTTCCTGAATGCTATCTTCAGTTTTTGTAAGATTTTCACTATTAGATTTTTCAGTGGGAACAAAATGACCATTAAGGTCTGAGGCCTGAACTTCACAATATTCTTTCATTTCCACAACCTTATCTGGGTTATTGAGATAAATATCTGAAGGCATCTTATGTGTGTACTTTCCGTTCATTGTAATAATTATACAGTATTAGTCAAAATGTATCTACATTCCAGGTACCTGTGCAGTACCCATTGCGTTTGCCTGACCTAAAGTTGCCTCTGGGACACTGGGTGCACCTGGTACCTGTGCTGCAACTTCTGCATTTCTTCCTGCATCTTCTGGCATCATACCTTCTACAGGTTGGGATCCTAAATCAGAAACCATAGGTCTTTCTCCAGATTCCGCACCCTCACCCATATACATTTGGTGAATTGCTATATGTTTGCCTACAAGTTCATCATTACCTTTACCTAAAGCCTCCTGATGCAAAGCTATATGGACAATATGGTCATCTGTAGACTCAACTGGCATATCTTTACCCTCCAAAGTCATCATTTCGTTTTCAGTCATTGCCAAACCATACTCATCTTGTTGTTCTTCGCCATTTGGACCAACTGGTCTCTGCAATTTAGATTTAAGAAGATTTTCTACCCTTGTTTCTTGAACTATTGAGTCAATATCTCCAAATTCCCAAAGTCTAAGGAAAGTTTTTTGATCAATAACTCCAAGTTGATAGAGTTTAATTGTCTTTTCTTGCATCATTTCCTTGGTATAACCTAACCAAGAGCCAATTGTAACTCTAACTTGATTATCTTGACCCAATTTTAGAATATCAACCCAATCTGGGCCAACTTTTACCTGATTTTCATGCCCAGGAATATTCTTACCAGTTAATTTTGCCTTTTCACCTATAACTGCAAAATATTTTGATTCCTCACCTTTAAATCCAAGATCTTTGATAATTTGCATAGTTGTATAGTGTTTTGCCATCTTTTTAAGCATTTTACGACCAACTTCTTCTAAAAAGTCTTCTAAACCGTCAACTAAGTCCTGTTGATTTGTAGAGTCAGATTGTTTCATCTCAGCCAACATAACGCCGCTACGACTCCCTGGTGGCACTCTACCGAGAGATGAGTCGTGGACGCCTCCTATATCTTCTTGATACTTATACATACGTTCTATTTGATTCTGTGTTGCTACAGGAAGTCCTGGCATGTCCATCGCTCTAACTTCTGCACCTTTATTCTTAGATATTATCTCTCCGTGTACATTAGATATTGCCCTCACTCCAGAATCTTTATCAACTACAATTCTACCCTTAGCAACTTTGTAGTTGTAATCATAGACTGAAGATTCAAGAGAATTAATAACTCTATTGATTGGCATAACATGTTTCATCCAACCTTCACCAAGAATTTCCTTAGGATTCAAATCTGCATGGTAAAGAACATAGTCAAATTCATCATTATCTGTCTCTTCCCAGTAAAGAGGAATTGAGTTCTGGTCTGTCCAGATAACTTTTCTTATGTGAACTTTCCCAGTTTTCTCATCATGAATCTTAAAATCGCCCTCAAATAAGATAACTGTGGGTGCTTCGTCACGATTTGTTTGAGAAGCATTTTTGAGAGCCTGAAGCATAAACTGTTTATATTCAGAAACTGCAAGTCTTGACTCACCTCCAGTAATTTCTTTACGAGCTAATTTTTCATAATCTTTGTTGAAAATAACTTCATCTTTTGGCCTTCTAACTGCTTTAATCATAAATTCACATTCATTTTCATCTTCTGCTAATGGATCGAAAAAGAAATCAAATGTATCTACAAGCCAAACCTTTACCTCTTTTATAACTGGATCGTAAACTATCTGCCATGGACCACCAATAGAATACATAAGTCCTTGGGTAACTGTTTCTTTTATCTTTTTCTTGAAGTTTAAATGATCAAAATAATAATCAAGCAATTTTCCAGAGTATCTTGACTGAACCCTACTTTCTTCAGTTGCGTGACGTGGCAATGTTTCATATTTAGGTCTAAATGAAGTTACTTGGTTACGAATTGAACGCATCTGGGCCGCTACAATATTTACAGGGATCTTTGCAGTCTGTCTTGAAGCTAAGACTATAGTTTGAGTATTTGGCTGGTATTTAGAGAACTGATAACCGCGTCTGAATAAATCACGAACCATCCACTCATAATCATAACGTCTACGGGCATCCGCAGCATGAGTAAGGGAAAGTTTACAGGTATTAGCCAAAAATTCTCTTTTTTGATACATTTCATCTGCCTTTACTTTTTCTTCTGGAGTCATTGATTGAGGATTTCCATCACTAGATAGAACATTTGTTGGAGCAATATCGCTTGTTGTACCTGATTGAGCAGACATATTATTTTTCTATTGGATTTATTTTTTTATCTTCTTGATAGTTTTCTATCGGATCTATATTCATAGGATAAATTTCTTCTTCATCCTCAAATTTCATCTTTACACCTTCAACAATAGGAATTCTCGGTGTATCGCTTAAAAGAACTTCTTCTTGTTCAGAAGCATTTTCTATAGAATTTTCTATTTTATCTACTTCTATTTCTTTAGGAAGTTCAATTTTAGTTTCCTTTTTGAAAACTTGTGTAAAAACTTTAAGAAATTCCTTGTTATTTTTTTCAAGAAGAATATTATTTTTTTGTAAATTCTTTTCGAGAGAATTAAAATATTTCTCTTGAGTTTTTTCAACACTTTCATATAATTTTTCATTTCCTTTGACTATTAAGTATACCACAATAATCAACGCGATTAAATTTAATATAGCTAAAAATATATTCATAATTAAAATTCTCCACCTCCTCCTAAATCCCCCATATTGCTTGGGCTAGTTGGCATCCCTTTTGCATCAAAACTAGCACCTCCCATATAAAAACCTTGTTCATCCATCATATCATCTCTTTCAATATCATTCACATAAGAGGATGATTTAGCTTTAGATAACATTTTTATTCCAATAAGCATGGCCATGACACGATCATCATGCCTACCCCTCTGTGCCCCAGCCTTACCATCAGCATTACGAACGAAAGAACGCATCTCTCCAATTGTATCTTCGTCATATAACTGGATTCTATTATCTCTGAAAAGTTCAGTTGCCTCAGATATAATTTGCTCTTTGCTCTGGCTTGTAGTTACCCATCCTAATTCAGCTGTGACTCTATCTGTTAATTCTCCGACTTTCTCTCTCTGGTATATATGAGGATAGTTTAAATCTCTAAGTTTGATAATGGGCGCAATACCGATAGAATTTCTCTCAACTCCTATTAGAGCAGTATTATAATATCTACCTAACATATCTAACTGTATTCCAAGCATGTCTGGATCAATGTTTCCATACCAAACTGCCACTTGTTCATATGTAGTTTTATCAAATACTTGAGCACATGAACTGTCCCGATCCTTTTTATCGTCACCAGATAAAATAACTTTACCTTCGGCTACGTCAACTCCAATTGCATATGTATGAAACTCTTCTGGTTCCTTCCAAACTTTCAAATATCCTCTATCATTTTCTTCTACAGAAATAGGATCATATCCTCTAAGATTTCCCTGTATCTTGGCAGGTTTGCAATGAGTTAGATAACGATTCATTGTTGTAGAACTCCAGACAGGATTTCCTGAAACAATAAAAGCTTCCTCTGCAGTTGATGGGAACTGTTCCTTGAAAGTGTCCCATGTTTTAGGATCTTTATAATCACCTCCCATTTGATTAATTTTCCAACGTCTCCAAGCAATTTGTTCAAGTTTAAGACCATATTGATTGACCATTTGCTTTTCGTCATCTAAAAGTTCTGAGGCAACTAAACCACCAGCAGGAAGAACATATTCTGGTAACTTAAACCAAGGAAGAAAGTGGGTTCTAAAAGGATATTGGGTATCTTTATTCTGTGTCCAAAGTTTATTGAAATAGTCACCATAACCATTAGCTGTGGTTTCAATAATAATGCGACCATCTTTTGGTACAGCCTGAAGAAGACCTATCATCATTTTTTCTTGTTCAGGCCAACGTGATAATTCTGAAATATGAAGATTGTTGATTGTTTCTCCATGTCCAAAAGCACGCGCACCAGCTGTACCAATATAATAATAACTGTTCTTGGTTTTATTAAAAAGTTCATGCGTAGAAGAACGACCAAGATCATATGGAAGATCACCTGGAAAAGTTGTCTTCATGGAATCCAAATAATAACGAACACGGTCAAATAAACGCGAAGTGGCCTTGTCCTCGTGAGACATAATAACACAACGAATATTTTCAATTGTAATAAAATCAATTGCAAAAATAGCAGCAACCAGAGAAGAGATACCTTCCTGACGAGCCTTTAGAATAATGTCCATACCACCTAGATTCTTTAAAATTTCTCTCTGTGGAGGATTAAGAATAAAAGGAATAGCTTTCATTTCCTTATCAACAATTAAAAAGGATTTTTCTACAGCGCGCTGGTAATAGTCGTTTGGATGTATTTTAATTTCCCCCTTTCAATTTCTTTCCACACCATAAACAGTAAGGAGTTTTTATATGCATACCAGCAACTCTACAATGTCTAGTGCAGACAAATTTACCATCTACCCATTTACGATAATTTAGTTTCATCTTTTTCTTCTTCTCCCAGAAATTCCTCGTATGTAATTTTTCTCTTTAATCCAGATTCTGTTTCTGCAGGTTTTACAATATCTTTAAATTCCTTAAAAGCTGCAATTTGAGTTTTATAATCATCTGGATCATCTTTCTGGGCCTCTAACCACTTTTCAAATTTTCTAGCCATATATTCACCATTAAGTTTGGAACTTGAAAGTGCACCTTTCATAGATTCAAAAACTTCCATAGCAGCTCTGCTTCTGGTAACTAGGTGAGTTTTACCGTTTGCTGTAGCCTTAGAATATCCAGCTTCTAACATGGCTTTTCTTTTAGAATATCCTTGGTTGATCAGTTGAAGTGCGCGAATCTGTTTTGGAGTTGGAGTTCTATGTCTACGTTTAATTTCTTTAACTGGTTCTGCAATTGGAACAGTTTCAATAATCGGGGCATCGTTATTCATATAACAAATTATATACCAACCAATAGGAGTGTCAATACTTTATCAACCCTGATTCAAGATTGCTGGAAGAGGAGGAATATTTTTTGGTTGAGAAATACTTGTCTGAGATGGAACCGCAGCACCACCCTCATATCCACCAAATGCACTGGAAGCTGTAGGGGCACCCCATAAAGCCTGAGCCAGTCCTGGAGACAAACTGCTCATTGTAGACTGATTACCTAAAATGCTTCTAAGTAACAATTGCCCAATAGATTGAATTGCTTCTGGTGTCATTGCTTTAGCCAATGGAACATTTACATTTGTAGATGTAAGCCCTTGCATATTAGCAGGTAGTGCTGCAGATTGAACTGCAGATGGAACGATAGC